CTGGGATTCCACATTCAGCGAAGACTGCTGATGGTACTCCTTGGCATGAAGCTTTAATGGAAGAACTAATGGAAGCTTCTGTAAGGCAGAATGATGAGGTAGCGAAATTATTAGATGGAACAGGCAATCATCAAATAACACATTTTGGAGGACCTAGACATAAAGGTGTTGGTACTGATTGGACCATAACAATGCCTGAAATGTTAATGAATATTCGTAGCAAGCTACGTTTAGAAAAATTAGGGAAAGAAGCTTTAGAGACAGCAGATGATTTCCCAAACGAAATCTGGAGGAAGTACGTTGGAGGTGGTGCTATGAAATGGGATGATCCTTTAGGACCATTAAACCTTGAGGCAAGAACCCATTGGAGAGAACAGTTTGTAAATAGTAAGACACGTTATGATGATTGGCATTCAAGACCAGCAGCTATTGATGGAGAATTTACTTTGCCTCACCAATTTAAAGGTGGTGCTTATAAAGATATTGCCCCTGAAGCTGTGGAAGAAGATGTCTTCATGTTTCAATGGAAATCATTTAAAACTCATGACCCACAAACAATCAAAGCGGAGACTTGGAACGATCTGATTGCAAAGATACAATCACATGATGAGTTAAAGAAGTACACTATACATAATATAGGTGGGCAAAAAGGGGCTATATTAATAGATGCTGAGATATCAGATATTATAACTAGAGATGTTCTGCCACGAATCAAAGATGGTTACATTTCTAATTCGTTTGGAAATTTTGCACGTCAATTAAATACTTCATGGGCTGCTTATGCAACTGTCCCATTAGTAGCAGGTATAGGATTCCATGCTAGAAACCATGGCGGTAACTGGTTTAACATGGCTCTTGCTGGTATGCGTAACCCTAAGTACATTCATGAAGCTATAAAAATGCAGCGATTAAATGCTGTTGTGCATGAACATCAAATACAAAAATTTATAACAAATTATAATGATGCTATTGATGACATTCTCAAAAATGGTGGAGGCTGGAAACTAGGGAAAAAGGGTAAGACATTATCAGGAACTATGACAGCTAAAGAAGGTAAGATACTTAAACAATTAAATCACAACGCTGTTCTTAATGGTTCTTTCTTTAAAGACTTGCAGTATGATCGTAATATTTTCTTAGGAGCAGGCAAAAGAGCAGGAACAAGAAGAGCTAGAAATGTATTAGCTAACAACGTAGTGATTAGATCTGGTCAAAAAGTTGGTCAACAGATAGAAGATAATGCACGTATTGCTTTGTACTTAGATGGTATAGAATCAAAAGCATTAAGCCCATTCATGGCAGCTCAAAGAGTACGTGAATACTTGTTTGATTACGGAGATCTAACAGCAAATGAACTCAGAATAAAAAATAACTTAAGTAGATTCTATACATTCATGAGAAAAAACACTGAGCTACAAGCACGATTACTTATGGAAGCTCCTGGAAATGTTATTAATATGCAGAAGACATCAGAAGCTCTTGTTAAAAGTTTGTTATCTCCTTTTGATAAAGAGTGGGATCCTACTAGGTTCCAACCTGATTGGATGCAACAAGCTGGTCGTGTACTTGGAGGAGGCGGACTTGTTTCAGGCAGATTTGAAACTCCGGCAATAGCTGCATTAGAAACAATAGAACGATTAGCTATGATCCCTACCCTTATACCGATAATGGATAGTATGTATCCTGAATGGATGACTAAACCACATGCAGCAACAGGAGAATATAACTTTGCTAATAGGTTTAAAGAAGTTACTCAGTTACTATCTGGTGGAACAATCTCTTATGTAAATTGGATGCAAGAAGAACGTAGCGGAAGAAATCTCTTCACCGGAGGAGCTTTAGAACCTAACTGGCAATCAAAAGCTTTACGTTTCGTTAATGCAGGGATACCTTTAGTAACTAAAATGGTAGGTGTCATGGAGAAGTTCGGACTTATGAATGAGTTAGAACAGCATGGGATTGACTTAGGTATTTCAGCTATATCAGATCATCAACAAATAGATTCAGAAATAAAAGCAGAGCTATCTCCGAAAGAACGACGGTACTTCAGGGCGTTAGGTGTACTACTAGGAGTAGATACTTACTTCTTAGATAACGATCAGCAGATGAGGATGATAGGTAAAACAAGAACAGAATGGAATAAAATTAGAGAAGGAATGGAGGATGATGGTGTAGATGTCCCGACTATGACTGAGCTAAGGGAGTACGGATCCTACAGTGAGGCTGATGCTTTCCTCGTCGCCCAATTTTATTCTGCCGATCCTGTCCGAGCAATGGAACGTGGATTGTCTGGTGATTCTAGGCGTATAGTCAATGAAGAATATAACATTGATCTATTAGAGACATACAAGAACGCTAAAACAGATGAAGAAAAATGGGATGAAGTTAATTCCACTATCAAAATGGTTGAAACAATAATCAATAAGGACACTCCAGAAGGAGCGCCACGAATTAAACTAAGCGATCAGAACCTTTTGAACATAGCATTATCACATCCTGCTTTTGGTTTCAATGTAGATACATTAGAAGTCTTTGGGATAGAGGGCTTTAGAGATAATGTTTGGGATAAGGATGAAACATCTGAAGAAAACTTGAGAGCATCTGAAGCAAGAATAGGTTTACTCTTTGATAAGTTAGGCATTGATTGGGAATATGCAATGAATTTAAGGCCACGGATAACTGATGCTGAAAGATTCTGGAGAGATGGAGTTAAACGTGGATACTCAACGCAAGAAATTTTCCTTGAATGGATAGATGACATGTCACGTCAAACTAAAGCAGAACTATTTGGTGTAGAGACACTTGACTATTGGAATTTAGATAAGTTCACAAGTAAAGATAAGCTAGATAAATTAAATGAGAAGCTAAGAGAAGACATAGCTACTGCTACTATTGCATCTTTCATTATGGGTATCCAACCAACACAAGAAGACATCATGCACTTCCTAGTCTTTGGGAAAAACAGGTTAACAAACTCACAACGTAGAGCATTGGGCTTACCACTACCTCAAAAGATAGAAGATCGTGTTGACCCACGAAGCCAGAATGCTATAGGTTTAGATACTTTACTAACTACAGGACAGTTTCAATCTTCTATGAATTCTTTTTCAGAAGTACCTTCGTCACTTGTCAGAGGTTGAACATCTATAATCTGAGCTTCGCTAAGTTCAAGCTTGTTTTTACGTTGCTTAAGAGTACCAATCAATTCACGTATACTATCTGTTGCTTCTAACACATGTGTATGTGTAGTAGCTACTTCAAGTTTAGCTGTTCTAGCTTCTTGAGCTTCACGTCTACGCTTAAGAGAACGATATTCTTTAATCATAGAAGAGTCACCAGCTACAGCCATCTCACGCATGCGTCTTTCAACTTGATCAAAGGCAGCTTCTTCAGCATCTAAAACTTGATCAGCAAAATCAGGATCACGTTTTTCATGGCGACGTAAAGTCTCTACAGTTATACCAACTTCACCACATGCCTCAGCTCTAGTCTTACCAATAGCTATAGCCATTAACAAAGTACTTCGTGTCTTTGCATCATCTAAACGAGCTTTCATTCTAGCACCTTACTTTCATCTACTACATAAACTCTACGTTGTTTACCATTATAGAACACACGATCTTTTACAGCGCCCAAATGATCCTCCAACCATCTACCAAAAGCTGTGTGCTTTTCAAAAGGCAACGGTAATTTTGGACCCCAAGGTGCATTCTGAATTCGCATCAATTCAATAGAAGATATCCCCAACTTATCCTCACCTTCTAAGCTAAAGACAGCACGTTCATCAGATTCATAAGCCCATCTAATAAGTTCAAGTATAGGATCTTCTTCAGTTGCTACTTGAGCATCATGTAATGCTAAGTTCAATGACAACTCAGGCATTTCCCAATTGCCATCAAGATCAGCGACAAAATTAGAAAGCAATTCGTAACCATAATGTAATGTTTGAAAGTTATGTCGTTGTCTAGGAGATAAATCATCAGGTAAATTAACTGCAGGTAATAAAACCTTAGTAGTTAAATAGTTTTTATGTAACCATGAAAGATAGTTATAAGCTATTGAACTTTCAAATTCAAAGTAAGTAAGAGCTTCTTTGTTCTTCCCCTTCATAGGGATATTTAAAATGATAGACCTATCAACATGAGATTTCTCAGATAACGTATCTTCTCCAGTGATAATGATAGGAGTATCAGTAAGTATTTGTGTTACCTCAGCACGATTATTACTCATAGCACCCTTAGTAGAAACCTGACCTGTATAAGTATCACGAAGTAGCTGGTCAAGAGTCTTTCTTGCGTCATCCCTAGCGCCAGGCCTGTACTCATCAAACCATATAGGGAAAGCATTTGATGCCATGAAGTGAGCTGATATAGCATAAGGCGTAGTCGTTGTTAAGTTAGATGTAATCTTAGAACCACTAAACATGTACATCATAATCTGAGTTAACGTAGTCTTACCTGAACCACTAGTCCCAGAGATATGCAAGATAGGAAATTCTCTAAACAAAGTTCTTAATGGTGCAACAGCAAACCAACACAGCATTGGCATAGTGATATTAGAAATATGTAGCTCACTTAATTTTTGAAGCGTCTGTAAAACTTTAGCGTCAGTGACAGCAGTAGGTAATGAAACTTGAGAACTATCTAAAGTTAAACCAGTTTCCTTACCTATGTATTGCCAATCCTGATCACCTATAGAACCATCAGGCCAAATAAAATCACCACGATGCAAACCTATTCTCGTAGTCATTCTACCCACAGGACTAAGTGTAGCCTGATCCAGTAAGTAAGACCCTAATTTCTGTGCATCTGTAGTGTTACCAAAGAACTGTCGTGTATTACGCTGCGACCAATCAATTAATTTCTGAACAGATCTAAAAGTACCAGATGTGATGGTAGCTTTCCTGTTCGTAGGAACAACAGTACCTTCTAAAGCCCATGATTCAGAATCTTCTCCAATAAGGAAACGATTAATATCAAAAGCCCAATTAGTTAACTCAGTACCCTGAGAACCATCAGCAGTTAACCGCCTATAAATAGTACCTAAACGAGTAATCTTCTGAGGCTCACCAAAAGGCATCTGCCATTCATCAAAGACATCTCTAATGTCTTGCTCCTGCATATCAGCCACGTCCTTACCATCAGGCAAAGGAGTCAAAGTAACAATAGCATTCTTATCATAAAGCCACTGAGCTACCTGCGCACGACCAGAAGTACCAGCAGCATCACCATCAAAAACAATAGAAACATGTCTACTAGACCAAACAGAATCCTCATAAATACCAAGCAACTCCTGAACATTTTGATTAGCGCCAGGAAATCCAACAACTACATACTCATCACCATACAAATAATCCATAACCCATGTATCAGACTCACCCTCACAAATAATAATAGGATCATTAGACCCCTTCAAACGAGCTAACGCATAGTTATTAGCATACAAAGCCATCTTAGAACCAACACCAGCACGCTTACCACCACTCTTAGACAAAGTTTTATAACCTATAATCTGATGATCAATATCATAATAAGGAACCCAGACCATCTCATTCCCCATCACATGAATGTTGAAAGCTGACCGAAGATACCCTACAGGCGGAAGGCAAGGATGCGAACGAGAGTAATAGTAATGCCAACGTTGAGCTGCTATCTCATCATGCTTAGGATTAGGCCACCTAAACTCACGCTGATTCATAGCAGCAGACGTATCATACTCAACGCCAGAAGAAAGCTGAGTAGCATACAAGACCCTAGCTAAATCAATAGCCTGATCAGTAGACCACCCAGCATTAAAACGGAGTATTAAATCTATAGAAGAACCTTGAAATCCTTCAGCGAAATCGCCAACCCTCCACTCGTTTAACCTACTCCTAAATACATCAAGTGAAGGGTTGGCATCATCCCTAAAAGGGGACAAATAACTAAGACGTAAACGTCCTATAATTTCTGGTTCATGACCAAAGTGACTAAGGACGACAGCCGGATGCAACTCTTTCCGCAGAGTTCCGGCGTTCGCCTGATTAGCTACGGAAGTTGCTACATCCGGTGTCATGCTTATCCCCCGATCTTAGAAATCCTCAGTATTGTTTTCAATAGGCACATACACACAACGTAACCAAGGACGATCACCATCACGGTTCTCTTCAAAAGTTGTTTGCACACTAAGCTTAGAACCCATTAGGATACTTTCAATAGCTGTACCATCAGGATCACCAGCCCAAAAGCTTTCACTAAGGGAACTGTTCGCAGCTTCAAGCTTAGAAAATGCCATAGCATTAGCTCTACTATTAGCTGAGAAATATGTCCCATCCCAAAAGCGTTCACCGCTATCAGGTCCAGCAATAACTTCAAGCCATAGGTTCACAGATGGATACCCATTCTTTGTTTCTCCGTTACGTACTTCAACAACAACAACAGTATACTGACCACCCTCTTCGGGTTGCCAACGCTCTTGCGCTGATGAACGTAAATTACTAAATGAAGGCATAATAACCTCTCCTATTCTTCTCTTTTATTGAGATCTTTTATTATATTTTTAATGGTAGGGTCAACAATGTACCCCTTAGGATGCTCCTCTGCAACTTGCCAGAGCCTACATTTTGCATCTATTAAATCAGTAGGTTCAAAGTGTAACAGTGTACGAAGGACACCATCTTTATCCCTTTGCATTTTCATAAAACCATGAATATCTACAAGGCCAGGAAGTCGTTTCCTAATCTGCCCTTCTAAAAGAGGGCGCATGTAATGAGCCTCACGATCAGTAGCTGATATGAGACAAACATTAATAGGTTTCGTAGCACTAGGTTCAACTAAAGACAGCAAGTCTTCGCATTGCATAAGCATATGATTAAGCACACGATTCCAAGCATGGAATGTGAACTCAGCATCAGGATTAAACTTCTGGTTAGGTTGTTGCAGCTCACGCTTAAGCTTTGTCTGATATAAAGTTAAACTATCAAGGACAAAAGTTTCAAAGGGATGATCACCTACCATGAGGTAATTAATTACATCCTGTAAATCTTGTTCTGCTTTAATGGGATAGACAACAGTGTCAACATCAGATATCTTATCCCAATCTTTCCAAAGAACTTTATTACCTCCAGCTTTAGCTTTCAAAGCTGCACCCTCAACGTCAGCTATCAACGTAGGAGATGGACCAGTCAACCCAAAGGTTGTTTTACCTGAACCAAAGACTCCATGTATATGTAAGTAAACTTTTAGATCACTCATCATTTCCTTTCTTATGCTCAATCTTCATAACGTATTCCCAATCTTGGTTAGCACTCTTCGCCTCACATGCATCATAAAAGCTACACATTGAGGGACAAGTCCAAGTAGGTGAAGGTAAGTGTACTACATCTCCACTTATTTGCCACATCAAATGATTAATTTCATCAGTAGCAAGCTTAATTCTTTCCTCATCAAAGCGCATCTCATTCAACTGCACATAAGGAGGCTTGCCTCGTGTAGATTTAATTTTCTTAATACGAAGATGACCACCAAAGGCAACATCTCCATACTGTGCTTCCATAATGACAGCCATGACACGCATCTGCCAATCAGAATTCATCGGAGCCTGATCAATAGACGTACCAGTTTTATAATCAATGATTCCTACCATGCCAGTTACTTTGTCACGCACAATAAGATCAGGACGACAACGCAGCTCCCAACCCAAGTCAATATTATGAGCATGGTCTTCTTCTTTAGTAACTATCTCATAGCGATCAAAAAATTTCTCTTGTTCAAACCAATTGAAAGTCTGTGTAGTCATGAACTTAGCATAAGGAACTATATCAGTATAGATCTGAGTTTGAATCATCTCATCATCTGTATACTCAGCTATCCAAGGATCAATATGATCCCAGACATCCACTCCACCTGTATCAATCCCCATATCAATCAAGTGATGAACAAGAGAACCAAGAGACATAGCATTAGCCTTCTTCGGTCCATCATATTCCCAACTATCTTCACGCTGCCACTTAAACTTACGAGCGCACTGGCTATAAGCAACAAGCCCAGTAGCAGATACACTCATCTGTGCAGGATCAAGACGCTCACCCTTATCATTAAACCTTTTCACTATTGTTAGTGACATGTCTCTCCAAATCTTCCCAAGCCTCACGGTGTCCACATTCAGAACACACACTTGTCTTATTATCTCTTCTACTTAACGCCACAAATGGATGGTTCATTTCACCACCACATGCAGGGCAATAACTAAATTCATGACTCATAAAACTCCTTTAAATATTTATTCATTTCCACTAGCGTT